CACCATTTCTGGTGAACCCGTAGTGTAAAGTTACGTCAGCTTTACCTTAATGAATTTCATTCATTATGACGGTTCAATTTGTAACTGAACTGCAGCAATGGTCTGTTAAGGAACTTGGAAGCCCTTAATAGATAATCCATATGACGATGTGGCTCCCTTCGAAAGAAGGGGAAAGCAAGAATACTACCTATAATCATATAAGTTTATGAATAGATATTCACCAATTTCAACACGTTTAAGTGTCGAGAGGTTATATTCTTTATTTCTTGGCTTTACAACAAAGGTTTCACCCGATGTTATAAAGTTAAGCTTATCTCATTCAGTTTCTGAGGATTGTTACCGCTGGACAAAGTCCGAGGGGAAACACGGTTTAAAACGATTCAAAGATGTTTCGTCCTTTGTTATAAGGACACTGATGGGTATCCGTGGTATTAAGACTGAATTCAAAGTACCTAGAAAGTACTGGCAAATCATAAGATTAGCTAGTACATCAACTCTAGTTACTGTGTACTGGATCTCAATATTAAGTGTTCACCGACTGGTGAGACTACCTATTGATTATTCAGTAGAGACTATTACTAGTCCCTTTTCAGGTTCAATTAAGAACTCGAGATTCACAATCTCGATTCTAAAATCGGAACTCAAGAAGACATGTAAAATCTTCAAGGAGTCTTTTTCTATTTCACCTTTTTCTTCATCATTCCGCTGGGCCGTTTCCGGTTCTGGCGGGCCAAATGGTGCACCTGCTTATAAAAAGACAAGAGAAGATTTAGTAGCAATTAATAAGATGGGTTTTGATGCTATCATAAAAGATGCATTCTTTGCATTCTCATATACTAATGAGGATGATTACTCATACTTTTTCACTGACCTCAAACGATACTCTTCAGTATCTATAGAGGAAGGAGAGTTATTCCATTCTAAGCTTGCATTTCTGCAAGATAAGGGTGGAAAAACGCGTGTGGTAGCTCTTTTTGATTCGCTATCACAAAGTATCCTTAAAACGGTTCATGATCGCGTTAATGCCATTCTTAGGTTAATACCTATGGATGGGACGTTCGATCAAGATGCACAACGGGTTAGAGTCAAGAATATGAGTAAAAACGGTAAGTTTTTATCATCAATTGACTTAACCGCTTGTACAGACAGATTTCCTGCTTTTTTTCAGTTTTTAGTTTTAGTCTTTACAGGTTTCTTAACTCTTAAACAAGGGTTAAGTTGGTTGGCATTGATAAAAGGTCGCTCATTCTTTTTCAAGAACGGAAAAGGTGAACGATTTAATGTTAAATACTCAGTTGGACAACCAATGGGTGCATATTCGTCATGGCCAGTAATGGCTATGTCGCATCATGTCCTTGTTCAGTTGTCTTATAGACATTCTCGAGGTTTTAATCTTGAGAGTAACCAGTTATTCACTGATTACTCTATCCTTGGTGATGACTTAGTCATCGCTGATGAGTTAGTGTCAAAATCTTACAAAGAGTTAATAGCAATACTTGGTATTGACTATTCTCCTAGTAAATCCTTTGAAGGAAATGGAATTGCTGAGTTTGCTAAAAGCTTATTCAGGTTCGGAGAGGATTTAACTCCCTTCTCCCTTTCTCTATTTTCTGTAGAGGAAAAAGACTTAGTATCAAATATTATGGCCATAATGAACGAAATAGGTAAGCGTAAGCTGACTATTATCGATCTGTATGTAATTACATCCTTGTTTCCAAGGTCGCGTAATTTAGTGCGATTGGCTATTTTATCACCGAAAAGTAATAGAAGCATCCTACCATACGTTTATCGCGTAGTCGAGGATGATGATATTACCTTTAGTGTCTTACAATTGTCTAGCAAGGTCAACTATTACGCCAATTATGATAATTGGTTTAATATGACGACTGCGTTGGCAATGTGGTCTACAAAAATGCGCTGGAAATACAGTAATAATCGTACCCGCCTAGGCGGTAGTACTGATCCATTATATGTATTAAACCAGGTTGGAAGGGATAATATGGATAGTTATCCCCTCAAGGAGCTTGACTTTACTCTTGCCAAGAGTAAATATCAAGTCATTGTAGGCTATGGTTGGTTTTGCTATGATCCACTTGCGTGGCCCGATGGTCTTAAAGACATCGGTTTATTTGAGTCTTTAATACCTGGTCCCTCTTACGCTGATAAAGAACTTATTGAATTAAAATTCAATATTTCTATGATGCGAAAGATGGATAGGTTGATTCCTGGTTACTTTGAAAAGAGATGCGTAAAACACATCTACAAATTAACTTAGGAACCAAAAGATAAATATAGCTGTATGGGGGGGAAAACTCATACGGTTCTAATGTTGTGAAACATTAGAGTAACTCTCGTC